CGGTCTCTGCTTGGTTATGCTTAACTGCTTGGTCTGTTGCCGTCTGCTTCGCTTCAGTTTCAGCAAGTTTATGAGTTGCTTCTTCCAATTTCGCTTGCGTTTGAACGATTGCGCTCGCTGGGTCAAGTTCAGCTTTTACAACATCCAAAACTGCCTGGATAAGAACTTCCTGACTTTCATACGTACGGTCGCCAGACAAGCCAGCTTGTTCGTAGCTATAGCGTTGACCATGCTCTTTCTTGATTGTCACGATTGTGACGTTCTCTGGTTGACGGTAGTAAGGGTTGTTTGCTAATTCGTATGTTTGTGTCATGTTCTATTCTCCTTTTTGCATTTTAGCTTTAGTTTCTTCAAATAGTTCTTTGAGTGCTGGGTCGTATTCCAGCACTTCGTTCATTGCTTTTAATTCGCTTGTTGCAAGTTGATAAAATGCTTCGTTTTGAGCCGATTCCAACTCACTTTTAGCCAATTTAGTTGCTAGTGATTGTAACACTAGTTGATTGATTGCTTCATTCATGCTATTTCCTCCAATTTCTGATTTAGTTCTTGAATGGCCTTAATTAAATAAGGCACGAGTTCAAATGTGCGATATGAGTACGCACCGTCAGGGTTTTCAAAAAAAGCTTCAGGGATATACTTCTGGACATCTTGCGCCATGATACCGCATGAGATGTCTGTGGTTTTGCCATCATATTCTTTGCGATAGCTATACGTTTTCAAGTTGTTGATAATATCAAGGCCTGAGACTGTACTGTCTTCGATATTGTGCTTATATCGACGGTCTGATACATCTTTATTCATCGGAATCCAGTCATAACCTGAACCACTATAGTAGAGATATAAATATCCGTTTTCTGGTTCAATTTTTGAGTATTTTTCAGAATAAACCCAATGGCCAGCTCTACCTCCCTGGGCTTTGTTGTTAAAGTAAATCGAACCTGTCACCATTAAATCGCCATGGATAATTGGTGTATTCCAAAATTCGGCTCGATTGTAACAGTACATTTGACCTGTGTGTTTCACAAACCATGCTGTATCGCTTGGACTTCCCCAATCGTTGCCCCAATTAACCCAAAGAGCCGTCTGATTCCATTGTCCAGAACCGTTGCTCATGCCTACCGAGAATTGGTTTTGACCAGTTATCCAGTACACAGACGAATCTTTCTCATGAGTACCAATCTGGAATCCTCCGATTTTCCCCTTGTAACCCTCAAGTAAGGTTGCAGTGACTACGATTGAACGTAGATTATTAATGAATGCCCGTTTTGAGAACAACAAGGTTATGTAAGCTTCCTCTGAGAACATTTTATTAAAAAGTGCTTGATCTACTTTTATCTTATCAGCAGTAACAGCTTCAGCATCCAGAACAACAGTAGTCACTGAACCAGCTTCAAAATTGGCTGTCTTCAGCTTATCAATCATAGCAGACTTGATGACTGCCTTATCAATCAGAGTTTCTCCAGTTATGTGGGTCAACTTACCAGTGATACGATTGTGGCCATTAGCGCCAAGGTTGATTCCAGAGATGATATCTCCAGCTGAGTTGATGTTCTGAACAGCCCACGACCCAGCCAACTGACTTTGAACCGTGCGAACGGCTTCAGACATGTCATCTAGTTGACTGGCTTTATATCCGTTCGTCTGAGTAGCACGAACGAGCATAATCTCTTTAATTTCAACCCAGCCATTTTGAGCTAAATAAAAATAGAGTGGGTAAAGTCTACTATTTCCAAATTCAAAATCTCTGCTGATGGTATATGTTTCGTTGAACACTTGCCAATTGCTTGAAACTGCAGTTGAGCTTGTTGCTATATTTGAAGAAAAAATCCCTTTGTTCGCTTGGTGATTTTTAGCAACAACCACGAAATTATGGTCTAATCGTCCCATAATGCGATACTTAAAATTAAGAGTATATGTCTCACCTCTGGCCATTCTATCGATGTAGAGTGGTAGTGTGAATCCTGCGAATGTATATCCTGAATTACCAGTGCATCGAATGCTAAATATACCGTTATTCACGAATACTTGCTTAGTATTGCCTTCATTGACTAGCGTATGCCTATCCATCGACTTAGAGCGAACAATTAAGTTATTATCACTTCCAATGTTTTTAGCAACCTCAACCTGGAACAACTGATTCGTCAGAGCCATGCGAGCGACCTTGTCAGCTATGTCATTCTCACTGCTACCGATAATCCTCTCATAGAGTTGACTAGTCTCTCTGACACGCTGGAAGTCCGTCTGATTGACCTTGCCAGAAATCTGCGATGTGATACTTGCAAATTGACCGTCGACTGTCTGCTTGTATTGAGCAATCTTTGAAGCAATATCATTGTTTGTCTGCGTGCTTATCGCACTAAACCGACGTTCAAGACCTCTCACATCCTCCTGATAAGCTGATTTCCCAACATAATCTCTGGATATCTGCTCACGAACTGCGCTAACTTGACGAGCGCTCTCGTCTCGAGCATAACGTTGCAAGCTCTCTTGTCGTTGACCGTCTTTATTGACATACGTTTCAATCGTACCAAGTTTGGTCAAGATACCGTCTGCAGTGCTTTTAACCTCGTTCAGCTTCGTGCCGTATTGAGTCTTGAACGACTCAATCTGGCTGAGAGCATTTTGAGATGATGCTTGTAGATTAGTAATGTCTGCTCTTGCTCGCTCGCTAATTCGTTTCGCTTCCTGAGCGAGTGAACTGCTTGCACCAGCACTTCGTAGGGCCTCTTCAGCTTTTCGCCTAGCTTCATTGATTGCTGCATTGTCGAACGACTGGAACTTCTTGTCAATTTCGCTTGAGATTTGACGTTTGACTTCTTCGGCTCTTGCTTTGGCGAGTTCGAATTGATCATTAAAATCTTTTTTGATTTTTGAGACCTTTTGGTCAAAATCTTTATCTGCTTCTTCGATTTGGTTTTGGATTTGTTTTTCAAATTCATTGAATTGCACAATCTTCTTCGTTATGCTTCCTGCGTATGAATACTGCGCATCATTACCAGCTTTACTGTCTGCACTAATACGACCACGCAAACCGCCCTTAAATATGAATGATTGACTCAATACTGGCGATTTAAACGTCTCACCAGTGTTCGTCTTGATAGTCACCCATTCGCCCACATTAAGCAAGAGATGGCCTTGATAATTCAAATTGAACGGATAATAGCGAATATTCTTAATCTTGTGGTAAAGGTTATCTAAAACCGTTTGAGACATGAACAGATTATCCAATTCCAATGAACGACCAGTACGCATTCCGACTGTAAGAGTCTCTTTGTCTTTCTTACAACTTATCCCAGCAATCTGATACTGAACCTCGCTCTTGGTCAATCCGTGCATAAAGTAGCTATCTGCTGTAATTGTGATACCCGAGTCAGTCAATTCCTTGATTTCAAGTTTACCCTCTCGATTAAAAAAACAAGACATCCCAAGCATCTGAGTAGCTAGACTCAAAACATCTCTGAATGTCATTTTTTTATTTTTGGGAATCTGCTCGATTCTGTAATTCATGGATGTAATGTCCATGTATTCATTTGCTAATGTGATACCTGTTTTCAGACAAATCTCTTTGATTACGTGCCTGATTTCAGCTGGATAAGTCAAGTCGGTTACATGTTCTCGGTTAAGCTTGAACATTCCATCCATAAGGTCAAGTTTGGTCGTTTTACGATTTCGGTCAATCTCAATATCATTGATGAAATACTCACCCATTTTGACCCATTCGTAGGTTCCGTCTACTAAAAGACCGATTTCAGGGTAAATCTTATCTAATTTATTGAATGAAGTAATAATACTTGTGAACGTGATTTTACCGCTGCCTGCGCATGTTCCGCCCGGCTTGTATGTATCACCTTTGATATAGCCATAATCAAAGCTAGCTTCTTTGATGTCACTAGATTGGTAATTGCCGACTCTGATAGCAAGAGTACGGTTTTTAGCAAACATAGCTTCATCAAATTTCTTTCGTCTGAATATATCCATGTTCTACCTACCTTTCTACCAGATTAAATTTTGCGCCCGACCACGGCTTGAATTTATCAGTAAATGAATAACTCGGAGCCGTCCTATCTCCAACATAGAAAGTCCCTGTTGTTTGACCTCTTACTGGATCAGGATATGAAACTTCAAAAAAGACCGATGAAACAGCGTTTAAAAGCTGACTCATTTCATCTTGAGTCAGCATGCCCCATTCACAATCTAACTTTCGCTTGGTCGTGATACGGTCACGGACCATGTCACCGTTAGCATTTCGGCCTGTTTCTCCGTCGATATCCTGAATACCGACCTGAAAAGATTTGGGAGGCTTAACAGCCACCCCATTGATGATTAAGTGTGCCATTTTACCTCCCTTTAGATGTTAAGCAAGACTTGTCCTGCACGTTCTTGTTCTCGATTTATTTCTTGGATAGCCACACGACCAAATTCGTGTCCGCCGATTTGGATAACGATATCGCCATTGCCACTAAATCCTCCAGATTGTGGTAAGCCACCACCTAAGGCGTTGACTACCGCACCACCTACAACGCGCCCCATAGTTTGCAAGAATCCAGTATTTTCAAGAGGCATAACGACCTCTTTACCAGCTTCACCAATCATGGCTACAGTCGGACTATCAACAATACCACCACGAGCAAGACGAGGCAGACTCACATAGCCAACGCTACCAACCCATCCTAGACCAGGTAAGTTTCTGACAACGCCTAAAACTCCATTAATCATTCCGATGAAGCCATTGACTACATTTTCAATCGTTCCAAGAACCGCATTGACTGCACTTCTGAAGGCCCCACCTACAGCGCTACCAACCTTTTGTCCAGCATTAACAAATATGCTCTGAACTGTTGACCATACACCATTGAAGAAGCTACCAATTGAACTAAACGCGTTCTTAACTGCATTATAAGCACTAGTGAACGTGTTCCCGAACCAAGCAGAAACGTTTGCAAGAGCATTTGTGACATCGTTCCATCTCTCGCTAAACCATGAACCTAGTTTGCTAAAGATATTGGTTAGACCAGTCCATGCTTTTTGGAACATATCCGTAAACCATGCCCAAATATTAGCCAAAGCATTAGTCACATCTGCCCAACGTTCTCCGAACCATGATCCAATTGGTGTGAAGATATTAACGATAGCGTCCCATGCGCCTTGGAATACACCAGAAAACCACTCTCCGATACCAGAGAAGATGTTTACAATAGCGTCCCATGCTTGCTGGAACTTCTCACTGAACCATTGACCTATTGGCTCAAAGATTTCCTGTAGTTTCGTCCATAGACCACTGAAAAAATCGCCAATTGCTTGACAAATACCACTGATAAAATCAGATAGCCCTTGCCATGCAGTTTTAGCAAACTCAACAACAGTATCCCAGTTTTGGTAGAGCAAGACACCTACACCAATTAAAGCTGCAATAGCAGCAATAACCAAGGTTATCGGGCTGGTCAAGACTGCAATAGCTCCATTGAGTGCCCATGTTGCAGCTGCTGCAATTCCTGCTGCAACTGATTGAGCGACTTCCGCTGCTGCTGCAAGCCCCATTTGTGCTGCATGAACACCCCAAGCTAGTGCTGATTTACCAAGTTCTAGAGCAGTTTTTCCTAATTGAACTATCAATTTACCTGAATTGACTACAAAGTCTTTTGCATACAACGCATTCAAATAGATGGTTTCTCCGAAGCTGACCAATTTATCAAATGTCAAAGCTTTCAAAGCTAGTCCAAGATTTTTAATTCCGCTAACAATAAAGGAAACCTTGCCACTTAATAATTCGAATGCTCCTGCAAGTCCTCCTGCTTGTTCTGCCCACGCCAAGAGTTTAATCCCCTGCCATGCAGTTGCAAGCGTGCCAATCACATTAGCAATTACAGAGATAATCTCTTTATTTTCTTTGCACCATTCAGAAAAAGCAGTAAAACCATCAGCTACAAGTTTAATTGTATCAGCCAGTATTTTTAGCGCTGATAAAATCGCTCCGCCTAGCAAATCAGCGACGCCTTCAATACTTAAACCAAATGTATTAGACAAGAACTCAGCAAAAGGTTTCCAACTTCCTTCCCAAAGGATTTGGATGATATCAATTAGACCGTTAAAAGCATTCGCAATAGAGTCAATAGCAGGGGCTACGTGTTCATCGTAGACACTACTTAATCCATCGCCAAACTTATCAACAACACTCTCGATTGTTTCAAATATTGGAGCTACAATGTCTAAAAGGCTTTGGAGCATTAAAGAAATTTTAGGAGCGCTTGTCACAACGATTTTTTCAAATCCTTTAAACAAACTTCCTGCTAATTTACTGCCAACTTCGACCATTGCTGATGTCAAACTCAAAAATGTTGACACAATAGCGCTACCGATACGAACCGCACCGGTTGAGGTAATGACGTCGTAGAAAGCACTAGAAAAGGCCTGAGCGATGTTCCCTACTGCCTCTGAAATGTTACCAACATTATCAAACAAAGCGACTAGCGCCCTGATAATGCGTTCTTTCTGCCTTTCTAGACCATTTGCGATACTTTCAGCAAGAAAAACACCTATACCCAAACCGATAGTGGCTATTGATCCTGTCACTTGCCCTAAAGCATAAGCGATTTTTCCAGCCATTCGGTCAAAAGCATTCACAACCCTAGGATCAGTAGCGATTTCCTCAAGAGTTTTCTTGATTCGTTCTAAAGCAGCTTTGATACGTTCAATACCTTCTGGTCTAAACGCTGCATCAAAACCTTTTTTAAAGAGGTCAAACAACCCTTTCAGCTTATCCCCGAGACCATCGAAAATGCTCTTGAATTGGTTTCCCATGTCGGTCAACTCGACTTCTGGCAAGATGTCTTTGAAAGGTCTGCCACCGCCTCCCTTTCCTTTACCACCTTTGCCTCCGCCACCGCCTCCACCTCCAGAACTGCCTGCATCGTCGTCTTTTGGTTTTTGCAAGATGTTAATCTCATCAAATCCCATTAGACCAAGCAATTCTTTAGCAGCCTTCTTAGCGTTTTTGGCTGAGTCTCCGAGGTTGTCAGCAAGTCCTCCTGCTGAATCTCCAGCGTCGTCCACTGCGTCAGCAAGGTCTCCTGCTCCGCCTGCAGCATCCTTCATGGCGTTACCCATATCTCCAACTGCTCCACCAACACCATCTTTTACCGTGGCTTTCTTGTTGAACATCAAAGCGATAAACTCAGCGAGTTTAGCAGTCACGTTCTTCAAGACCATGGCAAAAGAGTTCAAGATGGGCATAATCGCATTGATAATTGGTAACATAGCATTACCCAGATTCAATGCACTATCTTTCATCAGTGATTTAAACAAGCTGATACTACCATTGACCGAGTTGGATAAGGTATCGCCATACTTAGCTGTAGCTTGTTCCAGGATAGCCATAAGACGGATTTGTTGCTGGGTTTGATAGTCCAACTGTTGCCAGCTTTGTCCGTTTGCGAACTTCTTAAAGGCTTCAGTAGACTCAATCATAGCCACATTGACGTTGATTCCTAGGTCTTCTCAATAATGTTATCGCATGGCTTTTTATCCATACTTCTTACAATTTCTTGTAAGTTCGGCATATATTTTCACCTACAACCGAATTGTTTAGGTGCTTACCACTCGTGAGGATATTTTATTCTGTACTTTTTGGCAAAACAAAAAGCACAGGTTCAATCCCTATGCTCTACGGTGACTAAGCCTTTTTAATTGCTTAGTTTACCTCGGTATCGTCATGTTTTAATTCTTTAAAAGTGTACCCTTTATAATGTTTCTTTTCACCATTCAAAACTTTATCAATAAAAGACCTAGCTGGAAAAATGTCTTTTGAAGCATCGCTTTTTGATGCGTACTCCCTTATTTCTCCAGTTTCAAGATGAATAGCTACGATAGGAATTTTAGGTTTGCCACCATCATATTTCCCTTTATTAGCTTCGCTGATTTTTCGTTTTGTTTCTTCAGAGTGTTTTTTACCGAAGAATGAATTTTTAGAACCTGTTCTTTTTTTGGCGATATCGCTCATTTTCTTTCTAAAATCATCATCTCGTTCTTTACCTGTATTGGATATTGACCGTTTTTTAATGGCTGTTGGGTTATTAAGATATTTTGCGTGAGTCTTATATCTCGCTTTTGCTTTAGCACTTAATTTCTCTTTGGTGCTTTCGGCAAGTTGTTTATCCCTAACTCCACCACTTTCAATATTATACGCATTGTCAGATAATGATATCCAATAACTTTCTCTTTCGTCTAAGATATTGTCAGATACTTCTTCTAAAATAGAAAATTGAAACTCTTCTTCTCCAAACAAATTAAAATCATCTTGCATTTCTTCTGAATAATGCTGGTTATGACGAAGTTTATATTTGTGGTCATCGAATCGTCTTTTTATATTCTTGGATTGACCAAAATAACTTCTTCCTGTTTTGGTACATTTAATTTCGTATATAATGCCCATAATATCACCTCTTTTTAACTAAGTATATTATATCACATTTATACCGAAGTTGTAAATTAAAATTTAGAGTTCTACCGATTTTGGTAAGTTCTTAATCCGCCTATTTCTAAGCGGTGCGACAAAAGTCTATCGCTTCGGTGTTCCCTAGCAAACCTGAGCGAATCCGCTCCATAACGTCTGTAATCGTGCGCCCTGAACCTTCAGCAATAACTGCCGATGTCTGCAACATCTTAGCGGTATAGGCGCTTAGCTTGTTGGTGTCTTTGATGAATCCAGAAAATAGGTTTGAGTAGACTGCACCGTAGTTGGTCGCCTCACCCACGCCCATGTTCATAGCGTTAGCGTTATCGTTAACCCATTTTAAGAAAGATTGCGAACTCTCGCCCATCTGACGCTTGATTTGGTTC